GACTGGATCGATGAAGAGACGATTTAACGGTTTGCGTCGCCATTCGTTGATCAACTTCGTCTGAGTTTCGCTAGGAACAACCGGATCGATGTTGTTGGCATCGCCCACGCCCATGTCGGTGATTTTCCAGGGAATGCCGAGCGCGTCAGCATTCGCCTGTTTGGCCATTCCCACCTTCGTGAGGATGGCGAAGAACTGAGAATTCGCATCAGTCATTGATAGATGTCCAGAGTGTCTATGGTGTGCTCGCGCCCGACCACGCCGAAGCTGCCCGTGACTTCGATGTCACGCATCACTGGCGGGTAGACGTCAATCTCGTCGCCTTCGTAGAGGGACGCGGCAATGTTCAAGTGGCCGTGCGTTTCAAGGCTGATGGCCAGGCCGGTGAGTTGCCGGCTGACCGGTTTGGCGTCATCGATCAGGCGCTCCAGCTCCTGATACATTTCCTCGGTGATGCCCGTGTCGAGCACGCCAACCTTCAGGGCAAAGGTGCCCGGTACACCCTCGGGCTTGGTCTGCCACCACTCCAGCACCTCGATCAGGTAGCCCAGCGGCTCGACCACACGGCGCAGCGCGCCGATGGTGCCCTTGTGCTTGTGGATGTAGAAGGACGCTTTGATCGCAGCGCGCTTGACCGACTCTGGCCACGCTGGATCCCAGCGATCCACCGACCAGGCCCAGGCCAGGTGCGGCAGCAGGTGCACCGGACAGGTGTCGGGGTTGTACAGCGTCCGTAACGGGATCAGTGTGGTCTCGGCGAACGTCGCCTCGATACCCCGTTCCAGGGGAGTGCTGTTGAGCGGTAAAAGACTGCGCATTCAACCTCCCAGCACGACGGTGTAACCCGTGCAATAAGCAGCCTGGGCCTTGGTGGGCTTCAGGTCCTGCCAATCCTTCAATTCCACCCGGCCGACACCGGCGACATGCAACTGCGCATCGACACCGGACCGGGCCACCTCGACACCCAGCCGGCGTCGCGGGTTGATCCAAGCGTCCAATCGACGGATCGCCTCAGTCAGTGCCGCGTCGTTCTCCGGGCCCGCGCCTTTCATGTGCAGCACGGCGTCGACGCGGTAACGCTGGATCTCCGCCCCGCGCACGGTGACCCGGTCGCCGACCGGTCGCACGTCGTCATCGTTCACAGCCGCCGCGACCAAGGCCAAAAGCTCCGGCCCGGCCGTACCGTCGCCCTCCAGTCCCAGCACTGTGACATCGACGCAGGCCGGCGCGGGGCTTTCCGCCGTGGCATCGGCGACCAGCGCCGAGGCGTTACGTGCGTGGAGGATGTAGCTGTTACGCGGCCCAGCCGTTGTCAGACCTTCGTAGGCCAGCTGTACACGCTCGCGCAATGCATCGTGGGATTCCAACACTGCCGCAACCGGTGGCACGGCCAGCGGATCTGCAGCCTGAATCACCAGGCGTTTGAGATTGACGTTGGCGGCCAGGTGATCCAGATCGGCACCGGTGGCATAGGCCAGCAATTGGGCCTTGGCCGCGTCGTTGACCCGCGCCCGGTTGCCGAGTTTGATGTAGCTGCCAACCTCCAGCAGCTTGGTCACCGGGTCGCTTTCCAGCGAGGCCGTCCAGTTCTGGCCCATATGCCCCCGGAACACACCCAGCGCTTCGCTGTACGTATCCTCAAAGTCCAGCGGTTCCAGCACGTCGGGGGCCGGCAGCTCCGACAGATCTACCAGGGTACTCATACCCACACCTCCAACGTGCCGCGCTCACCGAGGTATTCGCCGCTGATCTTGAAATTGATTCGACCGCCCAGGACGGAGACCACCACGACGCGCTCCAGCTTGAGCCGTGGCTCCCATCGGTTGAGCGCCCGTACGGCCTCAGCCTGCGCCGCGCTTTTCCAGCCTTCGTTGATCGGCAGGTCGACCATGCGCCGCAACTTGCTGCCGTACTCCGGGCGTTCGCGGCGGCTCAGCAGCGGCGTGCCGAGAATGTCCGCGACTGATTGACGAAGATGCTCGATGCCGGAGATGGGCTGCCCGGTGTGGCGATCCATTCCGATCATCGGGATTACTCCTTGAGGGGTTCAAACTCGGCGTGGTTCTTGAGGCAGGTCAACGCGACCTCATCGGAGGTGTCGACCGAGACCTTGCTCTTCGCCACAGCCAACGTGCGGCCGTCCGGAAGGATGACCGTGCGTGAGGTGTACAGGGTGTCGCGGAACGTCGTGACCCGAGCAGACGCATTACCAGGGAAACCCTGAGTCAGTGGGACCAGCCCAGGCACTGACGCCCCCTCTTGCTGGTCCTGCGTTTCTCCATCATTTTTTGGTTTACTCATGAATGTTCCAACCATGAAAAAGCCCGCACGCGGCGGGCTGGGTTAAGAGTCTGATCAGTGTTTGTGGTTGCTGCTGTTCCCGGTGCTGTCCAGGATCGCGCCGTCGCTGGTGATGTCCTGCTTGGCATGCAGCGTGCCGTCGATATTGACCGGCCCCTTGATGTTGACCACGCCTTGCAGATTGATCTCTGCCGACTTCACCGTCACCGCGTTGTCGGTGACCTCGGCCTGGGTCGCCCCGACCTTGATGGTGACCGTACCGCTCGGCAGGGTGATGGTGTAGCTCTTGGCCTGCCAGTCGTACACGATGGATCCGCCGTCCTCGAAACGCCAGACCTCGACGTGATCGCGGTTGTCCGGTGGTGGCCCGCCGTTGCCATACAGGCCTGGGATGAACGTGCCTTGTGCCACGTCGCCGCTGGCACTGATCAAGGTGCCCTGTTCATTGATGCTTGGCGCTCGCCAGTGGCGGGCCTTGCCGGCGGCGACGCTGTGCCAACGCACCCAGCCACTCACCCATTCACCGTCTGAAACGCGGCACACCGGAGGAGAAGCGGCGAGATCCACCGCGACCACGTAGCAGTCCTTGACCAGGCCGGCGAGCATGCGGTCGTGCTGTGCGGCGACGTAACCCGAACTCATGACACGTCCTCCGGACGGAACGGACCGTCGCCCGGTTCCATGTTCAGCACCAGGGTGCCCGGTGGCTGATCCGGCCATGGCCACTCGGCGTCACCGAGGTAGATCTGTTGCGTCCATTCCACGACCCAGACGGTGTAGCCGTCCAGCTCGGGCTTGGTCCAGTCCGGGATGGCCTGCACGAACTCCGCCGGTTCGACCGCCACACCCCAGCTCTGCATCCGCAGTAACGCGCCAAGATGGCCGGCCAGAAACACCGCCTGTTGATGGTGATCCGGCTGAATGGGATCGGTGATCACCCGCGCCTCGAACTTGCAGGCCAAACCGATTTCACCAGTTCCCGGATCGAGGCCGGGTTCCATCTCGGCCAGCTCGATCAGCACAGCCGGCAGCGGCAAGCGATCCAAGTTGTCAGGCCACATGGCGACCGCCTGCAGGCCCGGGAAGTGATCCTGAATACGCCGCTCAATGGCTTGATACAACTGCTCAAGACTGAACGGCTCGTCGACTTGATCCGTCACGTCATTTCCCCTTTAGGTGCTTCTGCAGTTCAAAGTTGAGTTCCTGCTGCAGGACGTGCACCAGGTGTTCGTCGGCCTTGCGAATCCAGCTTTCGAAATGTGGCCGCGACTGCTCCAACGACACCTTGGCTTTCGCCAGTGGAAAGCGGCTGCCGTGTTCGGCGATCCAGCCCGAACTGACCCCGCCCGCCCCGCTGACATCGCTGTCGGGATAGTCACTGGCGTTGAAATGCTTGCTCGCCGTGCGGATCCAGACGTCCGCGCTGTTGCCGTAAACCTTCTTGAAGAACGCGCCTTGAAAGCGTCGACCCGCCACCGACACTCCGGACCGACTCTGCCGGGGACGACCGATGCGGCTGGCTTCCATGGCGTTGAGGCCGAACCAGAGTTTGCCGCTGTTGGCACCCCCGCTCACCGGGTAGGCCCGCAAGCGCTGCCGCACGGCAGCCACGGCGATGCGTTCCTGCCGGCCGACGGCACGGGCAATGTGTGTGGCGAGCCAGCGCAGGGTTTTGTTGATCGCTCGCCGCTGGGCAGCGGCCGCAGCCTTGGGCACCAGGGCGGCGAAATCCTGAAAGGCTTTCAGGTCTGCCGCCGAGGTTTGCAGGGAAATCATCCCGCCGCCGGCCGAGGGTTTGAAGTAACTGCCGACACTCATGGTCGTTTCCTCAGGATCAAGGCGACCAATCCGTCACCGCCCGGCTCCAGCTGCATCAGGTCGTAGTCTCCACCGCCGTCCAACTCCGGCAGATCCACGCTGACCAGCAACCCTTTTTTCAGGCCGTGCGAGTCACGGACGCGTATCTCGAACTTCGGCTCGCGCAACGCCGTTCTGACGCTGCCCATCTTCGGCTGCATCCAGGGTGCCGCGAACATGCCGAGCACCGGCTCGTCGTAGCCCTCGATCCGTGCCGAGTCGCCGAGCGTTTCGAACACCGTGTCGTCGATGTCTTCCAGCAGCTCGCGGAAAGACATGGTCAGAGTTCCAGGAGGATCTGTGCCCGTGGTCGAGTGCACAGGTGCAGCGGGTTGGACTGGGCTTCGCCAGCCACACCCTTGTTGAACGGCAAGGGTTCGAGCTTGCTGTAGTACGGCAGGCCTTCGGTGTTGACCGTCTCCATGTAATCGGCCGGTGCGAAGACCGAGATGTACAGATCCGGCACACCTTCGGGAACCAGCAGCGCCTTATCATCGTGCACGAACAGCACGCCCGCCACTTTGCCGCGATAGCGCTCCCAGACAATGCCACCGAATTCAAAGCTCTCGCGGGCATCACCGCGAAGAGACGCTGCCTGGAGAGTGTTGAGATAGGTTTGCTTGACCGACTTGTGACTGACCAGCTTGTTCCAGAAGTTCTTGCCGCAGAAGGCACGAGAACCCGAGCTGGTCACACTACCCAAAGCATCCGCCTGCATGTCCAACGCTTCGCCAGCATTCACTCGCAGGTCAGCTTCAGGGTCATTGAGCCCCATGGGCATTTTCTGACGGTTCACGCCAAACGACTTATAGATGTCCAGCAAAACCGTCTTGCCATCAGCATCAAGGATCTGGCCGTTCAGAGCCCCCATCCGCTGAAATTCATGAGTGGCGTCCAACTGGCGCCGCGCTTTGGCAAGGCGCCGGTTGACCACGTCCTGCACCGACTGCAGCTCGGTTCGTGTACCGAAAGCCCGGATGCCTTGGATCTCATCGGCCTTGATGGTGAAGCGCTCCGGCAGGTGCACGGTGTTGAACGGGATCAGATTACGCTTGCTGCCACCGACCACCAGGCCCGAACTGCCGCGCTCACCAGCCGGCACCAGAGCCAGGGTGTCGCCGTCCTTCTCGACCTGCACCGTCAGGTTGGTGGTGCCTTCCTCGCGGAACAGGCCAAGGCTGCTGATGCGGCCTGGCAGGTATTCCTGCTCGTTGATCGCGGCGGTCAGCGAGGGGACGCTGAAAGCGTCGTCTTCAAAAATGGCGATATCGGCCATGGGTGTATTCTCCAGAAACAAAAAATCCCGCACGCGGCAGGATGCATATAAAAGAAGGAACGTCTTAGCGGACGATCAGGAAGTGAGCGGCCAGCGCTTTCTCGGCGGCAGGGTCGAGGCCCGTCAGATGGGCCTCGCTGACCTCGGCCAAACGAACCACAGCGCGACCACGACGAACGACGTCTGACTCGCCGAGCGGGCCGTAGAGGATGGCGATGGCGTTTTCCGTGCCGTCCTCAGCTGTCGGGCTGTATGGCGCGAATTCGCTGCTTGCGGTCACCAATCCGAGGATCTGTCCGGGTTCCAGCGCCGGGCCGGCCGCGACGTTGATAGCTTCACGGGAGATATTGCCGGCGCCCTCGGACAGCAGGAATTCACCTGCGTGCATCGGCTCCAATTTAGAGGTCATGTTCTTGCTCCTTTCGAGGTTGGGGACTGTGCGGCCTGACGGGCTGCCCAGATCGAGGACGGATCAGGTTGTTTGGCTTGCACCTTTGGTGCAGGGTCTTGCGCTTGAGGCAAGCTGTTGTCGATCTCAAAGCCCCCGCCTTTCCCTACGACTTTGTCGAAGAGCCGCGCACGCACGGCGGCGGTATCCAGTCCAGCCTGCACAAACTCCAACGCAAACTCTGGCAGCCGGGCGGCCACGCACAGATCGCGTATCGACTTGGCCTGGGAGATCGCTGCCTTCACAGTCGCCTCATCGACCAACTTGGTGGTGGCCAGCAGTGGCTCGATCAGGTTGCTCATTGCGCCTTGGTTACAGGACTGAGTGATCAGCAGCGCCAGAGCCGCCGCATCCGTACCAGGCTCCGGGGGTTGAGGATCGTCGATCACCGGCTCGGTCGGTTTCGCGGGTTCGTTGAGCAGATCCAGCAGCGCCTGAGGAGTGTGCTGGTATTTCTGCATCACCATGCCCTGCCCGAGGCACGCTTTGATCTGTACACCGTCGCCGACCTCGTCGGCCAACCCGAGGGCCACCGCTTCGCGGGCTGTCAGCCAGGTCTCGGCATTGACCAGGCGCCGCAGTTCGACCTCATTGATGTTCGGAGCCTTGGCCTTGTAGGCCGCGATGATGACTTCCAGCGCCTGATCCAGCGCGGTCGCCACCTTGCGCAGATCCTCGGCATCGCCCGAGGCATACGTCCACGGGTTGTGAATCATGAGCATGGCGTTTTCTGCGACCACCACCCGATGTGCACCGCAGACCGCAACGCTCGCGGCACTTGCGGCCAGAGCATCAACCCGACCGGTGCAGCGCTCGCCCAATCGCGACAAGGCGTTGTGAATGGCCAGACCGTCGAACAGGTCGCCGCCGATGCTATTGAATGCCACGACAATCGGTGAAGTACCGTCATCCAGCGCGGCCAGATCGCGCACGAACTGATTGGCGGTGATGCCCCAGGTGCCGATCTCGCCATAGACGTAGACCTCAATGGTGCGCTGGTCAGCTTCGCCGCTGGCCCGGAGGCTGTACCAGTGTTGATTCTCGGTCGGCAGTTGATCACCGGCCCTGTTGAAGATCCGAATGGGGGAATGCAGTTTCATGGTTTCTCCTGGTCGTCGGGGTGGGTATCGACCTCGACGAGCGTTCGGTAATTGAGGCCCAAGGCGCGGGCACGTTGGGCGTCGGCGGCGTTCTCTGCGTCGACCGTTTCGGCGTCGTAACCAGTGCGCAGGCACATCTCGCTGCGTGAACCAAACCCGGCGTTGACCTCCAGCATGCGCGCCTGCACGTCCTGCACTGGCTGGATGTAGGCCCAGCCTTGAGGCACCCAGCGCGTGCGCAGAAATTCGCGGCGGCGACTGGCGTAGTCCGGCAGGTCGATCACCCCAGCTAGCACCGCCATGTCCAGCCACGCGGCGCGTACCGGCCGGCAGAGCTGGTGGATGTAGACGTTGAATTGCAGCTGTTCGAGGCGGCGTCGGAACTCGTTCAGCACCACGCGCAGCGCCCGGTCGTTGATGCCTTTCATGTCACCGGTGAGGATCTCGTAAGGCGTGTCGGTGCCGGCCGCTGCCGCCATCAGTTGCTGTCGCATGAAGTCCGGGTAGTTGTTTCCGGCGTCCGGTGGTTTGGAGAACTCGACCTCCTCACCGGCGCCCAGCTCCTGCATGGTGCCGGGCTCCAGTGCCACCATCGGTGTGAAGCCGTCGCGGTCGGCGGTGATCAACTGGCCGGTGACCGGGTCGCGAGGTACCTGCCCCATCTCCGGCGACGGACGCTTGATGAAGCCGGCGAACAGATTGGAGACCTCCTGCCGGAACAGCACCGCATCGTCGTAGTTGTCCAGGCTGCGCAGTCGCTTGAGGACTGGCGACAGGCGCGGCACACCTCGCAACTGACCCGGCTCCAGCGGTTCGAAGATGTGCAGCACTTGGCTGGCTGGCACTCGCACCAGTTGGTTGTAGCCGCTGTTGAGCGACGACGCGTCACGCGGGTGCGAGCGGTACATCCAATAGGCCACGCGCTTGCCGGCCGGGTTGAACTCGATTCCGGCGCGGATGATGTTGCCATCGCGAGTGGTTTCGAATTTATCGTGCGGGACAAACTCGGGTGCCAGGGTCTGCAGTTGAAGCGGTACGACCAGACCTTCGTCGAGGCCACGCGGACGCAACCGGACAAAGCACTCGCCCGCCGTTTCGACGGTGCGTGCCACCAGCGCCTGCTGACCGTAGAAGTCACAAAGACCGTCGGCATCCGACTCGTCGGCCCAGTCGTCCCATAGTTCTTGCAGCAGCGTGCGCAGTTCTTCGTCCTTGACCTTCGGACGTGGCGTGATGCCGGTGCCGATCAGGTTGCTGACGCGCTTGTTGATCGCGTTGGCTGCATACGGGTCATTGCGTACCGCTGCCCGCGAACGCGCTCGCAGGTTGCGTAGCGCCGGGGTGTTGATGCTGTTGATGCCGTTATCGGAAGCATCCCAACTGGCCGAACGACGGCCCTCTCCGGCGCCTTCGTAGCTGGCCTTGATGTTCGATGGCAGCAAAAATCCGCTGCGCGTCAGTGCCGGAAATTGTCGAGACATCAGATTCCCTTGCCTCCGTGACTGAGCCGCACGACCCGCGAGCGCGGCGCGGCAGCGCTGACAAGCGAACTGCGGATTTCTTCCCGAGCGCGGAGCAGCTCATCGACGTCGCGGTATTCCACCGTTCGGTCGCTGTAGCGCACGGTCTTTTCACCGCGTGCGATGGCGCGCTCGATGACTTCGAGATGTTTTTGAGTAAAGGACATATCAGCGTCTCTTCAGATAACCGCTGGTGGAACTGCGGCGTTGAGGGGGTGCGGCTGGGCGTGTCTGCACGGCCGGCGCAGCAGGTGGTGGTGGCGCGGCTTGAGCCTGTCGCACAGCAGCAGGTTCAGGTGTTTCGCCTTCGTCGATACGCTCCCCCTGAACTGACTTGATGCCGAGGGCATCGTCGAACAGACCAGACTGGGCCAGTGCCTGACGCACCCGGTCCCAGTCGTGTTCCTGGTAGCGGTTGATGCCGAGGTAATGGGCCATGGCCAGGCAGTACACCATCAGGTCGAGCGCTTCGTTACGCTCGGCCTTGCCCTTGACCCATTCGATGCGTTTGTGGCCGCGCACGTAGCGCACGACCTTGCGCTCGGCGACGCACTGGGCAAAGAACTCGTCCGGCAGGTCATTGGCAAAGTGCAGCGATCCCGGGCCGTCCGGGAACGGATAGCGGTTGTAGATCCAGTCCTTTGCCGTGTCGGTGCCGACGAACCAGAGCTCGGCGCCGTTGCGTTCGGTCTGGCCTTTCCAGGTCACGTCGACCAGGGATGGGCGCTGTGCGATGACCGGCCTGCCCGGCTTGCTTGCGCCTTTGATGGCGAAAACGTTGCGCCAACGACGTACGCGGCAGAACTGGTAGACCTCGTCGGTGTGGTGACCGCCGGAGTCGACGCCAACGGCAAGGATGCCCAAGCCGACGCCGCAAGGATGCCGGTAGCGAGCCTTGAGTTTTTCGTCCAGTACGGACCAGGTGCGCTCGTCGGCTGGATCGCCCCAGATGACTTGGTGATCGACCACCCAGCGCTCCATGCCGACGCCGAAGCCCATCACCATCATTTCCAGGCGGTTGGCCTGGACGTCGACGGCACCGGTCAGCATCAGCACACCGGCCGGCATCGCGCCGAGGGTGTAGGTCTCCTGCCGCGCCCGGGCGATCAGCACTTCCGCTTTGGTCTGTTCGAGCGCACTGTCCCAGACCTTGGCCAGACGGGTGTTGTAGAACACCTGCATCAAGCTCGTGTCGCCTTGGGCCTGAGCTTTTTTGGCGTCCTCAAACTCCTCGGCGAGCGATCCCCAGTCCATCCAACCGGTCGGTGAGTACAGTGCGTTGAGATGAAAGCCAACGGTTTTGCCGTCGCCACCAGCATGAGCGCGCCACTCGCCTCGAGCGAGCATGTCGCTCTTGTGATGCTCCTCGATCAGAACGTCACAATCCAACCCGGATGCCGCGCACTTGTAATGCACTACGCTGAAATCGGCCGAGTAGAGTAGGTTTTCCCACTCAAGTACCTGCATGTGCCCACAGTGCGGGCAAGGCACGTAATAGTGTCGCTGGTCGCTGGACTCGAACAGATCCGCGATTCGCGAGGCGCCCTTGATCGTTGGCGAACTGGAAAAGTAGATCTTGGCGTTGCGGCCGAAGTTGGTCGCCCGTGTCTCCGCCAGTCGGATGGGGTCACCCTCCTGGCCGACGTCGTTCTCCCAGCGGTCAACCTCATCGCCGTAGATGTAACGGGCCGACAGCTCCGACAAGTTGGCCGCAGAGCCGGCGGTGGTGACGTAGAGCGAGCCGCCCTCGAATTCCTTGGTGTCCATGGTGTTGCGTGCATCCCGCGAACGGGTGGCCGCAACTCGCTCGCGCAGAACCGGGGTGGCTTTGATGGTCTTGCTGATCCGCCCGGAAACCCGCTTGGACAGGCTCAGGCTCGGCAGCAGGGCCAGGATGTTCGACGGCGCCATGTGGATCAGGCCGCCCATCCAGTTCAGGGCGATCTGAGTTTTCATCAACTGCGAGGCCACCATAGTGACCACTCGCCTGCAGGGGTGAGCCGGCGACAGGCAGCGCATTGGTTCGCGGGCATAAGGCGTCCGTGAGGTGCGGTACTGGCCGGGCTCAGGGGCACCGGTGTCTCGCGGGATCCGCATGTACTCGTCGGCCCATTGATCGATCCAGAGATCTGGGTCGGGGCGCAGTCCACGGAAATATGCCTCACGGTACACCTCTGCACCGTCAGGAAATTCCGTGTGCATGGGTTCAGTCCGTTGTCATGGCGTGTTCAAGGTCGGCTGAAGAGAGGCGCTCGGCTTCTTCCAGCGTTCGACGGAAGGTGGCCGTCAGGTGTTTTTCGATCAGCCAGGGATCGGTCATTACCGCGAGGTCGTGGGACAGTTGCGGCAACGGGCCGAACAGCTGATCGCGCAGCAGTCGGCCGGCGTTGTAGGCGCCAGTTTCGACGGCTTCCTTGGAGACCAGTGAGCCCTGGGCTTTGCCCAGCTCGATCTCGGCCAGCTTGGCCATGTTGTGTTCGCGCAGGGCGCGGGCTTTCTGGAAGTCGGGAAGCTTGCCGTCGCCGGTGATCACCTGCGGCGGCGCAGCCGTGGAAGTCGGTTCGGCCGACGTAGACAGTTGGCTGTACACGTCGCGCTGAATCCGGTCTTGTTGGTGTCGGTCGGCCACGGCGGCTTTGCTTGGGTCAGCGGTGTCGCGAATCAACGCTTCGCTGGCCTGCACGTCCACCAGTTTTCCGTTGGGCGACAGCACCAGGCGATTGTTGTTTTTCAACCAGGTGATGTAGCTCGGTGCCCTGCCGATCCGCGCCGCGAAGGCGCTTTTCGACAGGTAAGTTGGTTCTGTCATAAGGCCTCCTTTCAACGGCTTTTCAATGCAGACCTTTAAATTTCAATCGGTTGAATTTCAGTAAGCTGGGGGCGATCCCGCTAACACTTTCCCGCGGGTTTCCGACCCCGTGTCCTTCAGATATCCCTAGGGTCCCCGGCGGTTTTCGGCGCCCCAGATCGGTGCATCACCCCTGCTCGCCCCCGGCCGGCGGGACTTCGGAAACGCCCAGCCGCTTGGCGGCCCAGCGTTCGTAAAGGCCGATGGCAACATCGGCGCCGGCCATCGCTGTCAGGCAACCCAAGGCGCCCGCCGTCCAGATCGTCATGCCGGCCGCGATCATCAGCATCATCGCCGACACCCCGCAAACAATGCAGGCACCGGACCGAAGCGCGAGGCGGCGCAACAACGCCCAGCCCCGCGCCCCATCCTTGTCGGCCCGCCACATCTCTCCCGATACGCCACCGACCAGAGCCAGGACGATTACTAACCAAATCGGCATCTCTGCCAGTGCTTGTTGCTCGCTTGTCATCGCCAACCCCTAAACGCAAAAACCCGGCGCAATGGCCGGGTTTGGTGGTGTGGTGCCTGCCGCTCTCTGCGGTCGCACCTATCGAAGATGACTACTTTTTACAGGGCGATTCCGGTGGCAGCAACCCCGGTTTAATGCCACCCAGTGAATAAGTGGTGAATGTGGGGTGAACGTCTAGCGAATGTAGGCGAATAACTCAGCCCGGCATTCTGTTGTTTCGGCGGCGTCCCATCTGTCCCACCATTCATAATCGAAGTGGGACGCCTGAGAGCGCCTAAATTCGGGGCTTCGCCCCACTGTCCTACTTATCTCTTTCCTTTCTCGTGTAAAGGAAGAACTTAAAGAACACGCTTGCGCGTGAAACGCGCGCACTGCTGCCTGCTGCGCATATGCGGGCGGGTGACGTTGCAAGGTGGGACGGTGGGACACCCCTTCAAAGACAAGGCCCGCACCTGTCCCACTACGTCAAAACATAGTGGGACAAGGCGGGCCGGAAGGACAACAACAGCCGGGCGAATGCCTGGGGTCACGCAGCAATCCCCATCATCACGCCGAAGATCTGCAGATGCGCGTCATGCAGACGCTGGTAGTAGGTGTCGCGACCACAACCGCAGTGCGCGTATCGCAAGCGCATATCAACATCGAGCGTGCAGTAATGCTCCCGCACAACCGTCACCAGCTCGGGCGCAAGGTGTTTGTTCACGATCAGCTCGATGTCGAGAGAGCTCTCCAGCGGTGCACGAAAGGCACGCCGCCCGCGGATCAGTTGCCCATTGCTCTCCATCATCATGGCAACCATGTTCCCACCAGCGAGCCCCCCTTTTGAGTGTTCGGAATGCAGCTCCTGAGCCCACAATTTCAGCAACGAATCGATTTCCTTAATCATCGAAGCAAGGCTCCTCGAAAGCATTTAGCTCCAAAACAGGTGCCTTGCCCCAGCCTTCGGGTTTCTTGTAGCCCCACAGCCGTACGCGACTCTTGGTCATGGCACCAAGACGGTAACGGCTCCAACCCAACCGATGCAGAATCGCGCCAACCCGCATCTGCTCCGGCTTGCCCCAATGTCCCGGATCAAGCTTGAGTGCCTGCGTCAGAATCTCGCTGCCGGTGGTGGTCTCGCCGATCTGCGACTCTTCCAGCCAAGTCACGATTGGCGTTTCCCATTCGTCCACAACAAAGCGTTCGTCCTGTTCCTCACTGAACATCGCCGCTTCCTCTCGCGTTACCCACCAGAGGTCGCCAGCCTCAAAGCAAAACATCGCTTCGGCCCACAGTTGGTCGCGGATCTCGCGCAAAAACGCCAGGTCGACCTTGGTACAGGCTACCGGCCAATAACGACGGTTGCCGGTGGCGTCCTTGAGGTATTCGTCTTGGTTCGTCGTCCCCACGAACACGCACTGACGCGGCACGTCCATCGTGCGACGGCCGTAGCTCTCGCGGTAAGTGTCGGTCGATGCCGAAAAAAATTGCTTGGCTTTGGTACTTTCCGCCTTGTTGAAGCTGTCCAGCTCGCCCAGCTCGACAATCCATTTGCCTCGGATCGCCTGAAAGCCATCCTTGTCGCCCAGGGCGAATGGCGTATCCATGAACCACTCGCCGCCCAGCACGCTCATGGCGGTAGATTTACCGGCGCCCTGTGCGCCTTCGAGGATCATCACCGAGTCAGCCTTGCAGCCAGGCTTCATCACGCGCGCCACGGCGGAGATCATCCAGCGCTTGCTCACCTTGGACGTGTAAGCCGACTTCTTCACCCCCATGACATCCGTCAGCCAATGCTCCAGGCGCGGCACACGATCCCATTCGAGTTTTTTCAAGTACTCGCGCACCGGGTGAAAGGTGTGGTCGTGGGCCACCACACTGACCGCCTCTATCACATGGGAGGCCTTGACCCTTAGGTTGTATTGCTGCGCGAGCCACTTCATCACCCGCATGTCATCGATGTCCGCCCACTCGCCCGTGCCACCGCCATACGGTGCTGCACGTAACTTGACGATCTTTGAACTGAACGCACTGAAACTGATCACCCCAGCCCAGCGTTCATCGTTGGCCAGGATCAACTCGACGTTCTGCATGTGCGCAATCAACGCGCCGCTTTCACTCCGAGCCAGCATGTCCTTCCAGCCACCCGCAGCCGGCGGTTTGACAACGGCCAGCACCTGACGGCGCACCGCTTCCAAACCTTCAGCAACATGCAGGTCGTTGAAGTCGGTCCACTTGATTTCCCGCTCACCGGAGAAGATCGGCGCAACCACCTGGCCACCGACGATCAACGCCGCGTTATTGGCCTTCTCTTCACCAGGATTCCAGGCATCTCCATTGGGTTTGGTGGTCTTCCAGTCATCGTCACGGCAAATGATCAACGGGCAGCCGGCGAAACGCTCACGCATCGCCTTGCACACCACCAGCAGGTTGCCGGCATCAAACGCGATAGCTACGGTCATCGAAGTCGCCATATGCAGGCTTGCGCCGGTAGCGTAGCCCTCACACACCAGCACTGGCTCGCCCGGATCCGGATGCGGACCGATCAGGTGAAAGGCGCCCTCCTTCGACATCCCATAGGGCCAATACGTCTTATCCCGACCGGTGTCCTCTTGCTTAGTTGGATACACCACCTGCAGGCCGACAATCTCGTCGCGTACGTTGCACATCGGCACCAGGAACGCACCGGTTCGAGGCGCATACCGAACACCGATACCGACGATCTGCTTACGATCCAGATAGTCGCTCCGGCCCCTCTCCGGCATCCGCTTGAACATACCCGCAGCACGCTTGGCCGCACGTCGGGCCGCACTGGCCGCGATCTCCGCAGCCCGGCGCTTCGCCTCCTCCTGCCGAGCGCGCATAACCTCACGCTCTTCAGGCGACATCCGCCCGGCCTTGACCTTGATCTTCTGCGACTCACCCGAACGCCAATCACCGAAGGCGCCGAAAATCAGCGTCTCGCCCTTTTCGGTGTGGTGCTCATGGGCGATGTACCAGCCGTTCTTTTCCTTGCCTTTGTCCTGCGCCGTCTTGCACCGGGTGAGCTTGCCGAACACCAGCGGCTGCGCGGGCTCAAGCCCGTAATCCGCGAATTGCCCCAACACTTCATCGAGCATGGCGAGCTCCCATAATCTCCTCGATAGCTAGGCACCCCACACACTGCGTACAGCCGGGCTGCGCCAAACGCCGAGCCTCAGGGATCGGGTCATCGCACGTTTCGCAGAATAAAAACGAATGCGCCACCAAGGCAGGCTTGGTGGCG